CAAGCTCCGACGGCACGCTTCGGCTCGAGGTTTCCCACGCCTACGGGCGCAGGACCCGCCGCAACATCCGCCTCACCAAGTCGAAGATCTCCGCTGACGCGTTGATCCCCAACCAGAACGTCAAGTCCTCCATGAGCGTTTACATGGTGGTTGACGTCCCTGTGAACGGGTTCACCGTTGCCGAAGAGAAGGAGATTGTCGACGCTCTTGTCGGCTACCTCTCCGCCTCGACTGGTGCCCGGGTCACCCAGCTTCTGGGTGGTGAGAACTGACGGCCGTTCTTAACTGGGACTGACATCGAGCTACGGATAGCCTCACCCCCATTAGGAGGGAAGCTTGAAAAGCCCGACGATGCTCCTAACACCGATCCTGGAGGAATCTGGGATTAGATGCGGCACTAGCACCACCCGCGATCTCAAAACGATCGCGGGACGCGTCGAAAAGGAGGGGTTATCGTTTCTCACGATCACCCTACCGAAGTACGGACAGGACCTCCAAAGGGCCCTTGACCGTGGCTTCCTTGGCGACGACCTCTTCCTTGGTTTTTCTAAGGGAAGAGGCGGGCTCCCACGATTTCTCGGGGGTTTCCTTCGCCTGATTTTCGACGAAACGACTGGTCGGTTACTCGATGACCCGTCAGTGGAAGCGATCCGATGCCTTCGTCAGATTACTCTGATGTGGGCGAAGATCAACCTGCCGTGTTCTGACAAACGCACGGCAGCTGCCATAAGACGATATATCGAGACTGAACAGGAGGTACGCCATTCAGATGCGAATCTGGCGATCGATGATCTTGATCGCTTTCATCGCGTTGGGGCTCTTCTTTGGAACGGCCTTTTCAGCAAGGTGAGCAATCGCCTTTACGCTGAAGGGATCCGACCGAAGCACGGGCCCGGTGCCACCGCTGACAAGCTTCGCGGAAACGCGAAGTGGAACGTCAAGCAGTGGACGTCGAGGTTGGAGGAACAGTTTCCTCACTGGGAACTGCTTATTCCATCCGAGTCCTTTCTTTCGAGGACAGACGACGTGACTATCCTGTCGCCTGGAGCTGAGATGCCCGTGAGGGTTATCACGGTTCCTAAGACGTTGAAGACTCCACGAATCATCGCGGTAGAACCTACCTGCATGCAGTTTGTGCAGCAGGGTATTCTCCGTCTGATGGTGGAAGAGATCGCGAGGGATGACAACTCTCGTGATTTTGTCATGTTCGAATCTCAGGTGCCTAATCAGCACCTGGCTAGAGAGGGATCCATTACTGGATCCCTCGCCACGCTAGATCTTAGCGAGGCTTCGGACAGGGTCTCCAATCAGCATGTACGTGCCCTGCTACGCAACTTTCCTATCCTTCGGGACGGGGTAGAAGCATGTAGGTCACGGAAGGCTGACGTTCCGGGCCATGGTGTTATTCGCCTGGCCAAGTTCGCGTCAATGGGCTCTGCGCTCTGCTTCCCAATGGAGTCACTGGTCTTTATGACTGTGATCTTTTGCGGGATCGAGGAGCAGCAAAACCGACCGCTCACCCCGGAGGATATCAATCGCTTCCGGGGCAAGGTGCGCGTCTATGGGGATGACATTATTGTCCCCACAGAATTCGTGCATTCGACAATCCGGGCACTCGAGACCTTTGGGTTTCGGGTGGGAATCGACAAGAGTTTCTGGACGGGAAAGTTCAGAGAGTCTTGCGGTGCCGAATACTACGACGGGCATGATGTGTCAATTGTGCGCGTTCGTGAGTTCCTCCCTGAGAGTCGACAGGACGTTGATGCGGTTGTCTCCACGGTGGCGCTTCGCAACCTCTTGTTTGACAAGGGTTGGCAGGCGGCCGTGGATCGATTGGATAGACTGATGGAAGAGGTCATACCTTTCCCGGAAGTCGAACCAACATCACCGCTGTTAGGACGGTGGAGTTACGGACCTGTGAAGGCCCAACGCTCTCACCCTACACTATTCCATCCTCTAGTCAAGGGTGTGGTAGTGCAGTCCATGCTTCCAGTTTCCAAGCTGGATGACTATGGAGCCCTTCTGAAGTGGTTCTTGAAGGACGGGGAACACCCGTTCGAAGACAAGGATCATCTCCAACGTGCTGGGCGTCCTGTGTCCGCTCGCATCAAGACCAGGTGGGCCCGCCCCTATTAAGGGGAGGGTTGGCGGTTAAAGCTACGGC